ATACAGCCGCCAATCCAGCAATAATAATAATATTTGTTTTAACTGATTCTGGTAAGCGATCAAAGAATCTGAGAATCTTTCTCGCAACCTTCAAAACCTTTAAAGCCACAGGAAGCAATATCTTTCCAAACGAAACGGCAAGATCTCCTAATTCTCCTTTTGCAATTCGTAATTGGTTGGCAAATCCGTCTGAAGTTCTGGCAAAGTCACCAATTGCGTTTTTGGACTGCTTCTGAGCCAATTCTAGAGTAGCAAATGCTTTTGCTTGTCTTTCTGAAGCAAAAGTTAATCCCTTGGTGGTATTTAAAGCCACCTGCTTCTTAACATCTTCCTCAAGAATTGAAATTCCTAAAGACTTAATCGATTCTCTCTCTCCAAGAAGTGCTTTTGTTAAAGCTCTTGAAGCTCCTTCGGCACCTCCTGAGAAGTTAGTAAATGATGCTAAGTCAACCGCCAACTTATTGACGGCTCCAGATAATTCAAGTGCCTTTTCTTGAGAAAATCCAAATCCAGTTAATAAGTCTCCAGTATCACTTAATAATTCTTTCGCCTTTACCCTAGATAATCCAAAATCTTCTGCCAATTGTCTTGCGGTGGCCGTTGATTCATCTCTTAAATTACTGAATACAACATTAAATTTAGAATCAGTTTCCTCTGCGTCGGATGCTGCCTTAATAAAAGCTGCACCCAATCCAAGAACGGGCAACGTAACCCCGAAAGTTAATTTTTTACCTGATCTAATTGCAGCGTCGCCAACGCTAGTAAAATTCTTTTTGATCTTATTAAACTTTTTATCCGCCCGATTCAACGCAGCTTCGTCGATATCAAAACCAAATTTATTAATCAGTTCCCTAAGAATCATAAGTTTATTTTACTTGTTTTGCTTTGCAATGTAATCTTCCATTTCTTGTTGGATATCCATTGCCTCATGCAAATTCAGTAAATCTCCTAGTGACCAGTGGTTCTCGACTTCCGTTAAAGTTGCTTTTCCGGCCAAAACAGGACGGAGAAATAGCCAATCCTCTTCCGTTAGATTGCTTTCTCCTGGTTCGTATCCCGCAAGCTGGTCGCCTTGCGCATTACTTCTCCTATTTCGCCTTTTTCTCCGAAAAAATCAGAAAAATTAAACTTTACTGAAGCGATAACTACTTTTGTTAATAATTTCATTTTACCATCGAAAACCAATGAGTCTAAATTCAAAGATTTTCCTTCGCAAATGACCGAGTCTAATAGCGTGTCAATATAAGATTCTAATTTAGGATTTTCGTCAATAGTGGCGATACTCTCTGCGAGTGCGCCAATAATTTGACTGATATCAACATTAGTAGAATCTAAAAAATCCTGAAGTCCATTCACGGCTTCAAAATCTTTAATTGCTCCTGCTGCTTTACCTGCTGTTTTAGCGACCAATGATCCTAGAAATGTATATATTGGCAATGCTTTTCGAGATGAAAGTTGAGTGAATTCAAACTTTAACTCGTCTATGATTTCTGTATTTGTCTTTCTCATTTGTTCCCCTTCTTAGGTAGGGAAGCGGGAAAAAACGTAAACCCACTTCCCTAATTCCATTTACGACTGCAAGAAATTAGTTACCGCCGCCACTTTCATCTAATTTAGCAAGAGCAATTTGCCAAGCCCGAGTACCCGCCTCGTTAGCGAATTCTTTGTCTGCTGGCTTTTCAACCCATGCTTCAGTAGCCAATGCAACATAAGATCCTGACTTATCAATTACCTTGAAAGGAATAATTCCTGCTCCGGTATTTTCATCAGTATTATGTAATTGCTGAAGATATGAATTATCCTCAGACGATTGCATCAAACTAATGGTTGCAAGTGCCATGCGATTTGAAGTTTTAGATCGAGTTACCTCGCCATCAGCTCCAACTTTTTTAGTAAAAGTTTCAGCGTCTCGGACGATTGAAATCATCGAATCCTCTGCAAATCCAGTTAATTTTCTAGATCCAACAATTACTTGAACCTGATCTGGTGAATAAGTTTTAGTAGTCATCTATATCTCCTTAAACTGTTAAAACGCCTTCGATTTTTGCCTTGTGAATAGCTCCAGCGTAAAAACCTGTAAAGCTAATCTTATTCAAGAAACGATTAATTCTATCTGCTTGAGATATATCGTTAACACCCGGAACCGTTACGACTGGTGCGTCGTCGCCGCCTCTTAAAATTGCATTTGCAACTCCGATATTAAATAAAACATCTTCAACCTGCAAAGCAACGGCTTCAATCCCGCCGTCATCCATTGGAACCTTATCTTCATTCACTAATAGAGTGTAGATTTGTTCTTGGATTCTTACAGTAAGCAAATCAGTACCACGAATGATATCGATAAACTCACCGCCAGCAACTTTTCCTTCTTCAAAAATCGCAATTCCACCTATCGTATTATAAACGTTTCCGTTTTTAGATTGGATATTGGATTTCTCAGTAGTAGTAAGCTCGTCGTCAGCAAGCGGCCCCGCCAAGGTTTTAAACTTCCAAGTTGCACTACCAGGTACTTTTGGAGCCATTTTCCCGACAATTGCCGAAGCGATATAATTATCCAAGTTGGAATTTTTTGTCCAAACGTAAAATGTTCTATCTCTATTTGTTGCTTGTAATACAGCGAAAAGAGAAGTGGTATCTGTGCTGGGAGGCAAATCTTTAGAATCCGCATCGTCAGTTTCAAATCCAAATAGAATTAATTCCGATTCAACCGCTTGAGAGAGTTGAAGCAAGAAAGTACTATTTCGATCTGTCGTTAATAAGAAATACCAATCACTATCGATCTGTCTAAGTCTTGCCAATTCGCTAGCCGCGCCAACGTTATCAGCCGTTTCAACTTGAGAAAGATTTGAATTAGGATTATTCGGAAACTCAGAAGAAAATCCAACTCCAGCGGTATCAGCGGTCAAAGTATATTGATCTGTTGAAACAGGAGCAGCAGTTACAGGCTCAGATCCACCGTTAATCGCCGCCACTAATCCATCTCTAATTTGCTCAATGGTATCACTTGAAGCAACGAAATTAAATTCTGATTCGTTAATCTTATGAGTGTATGTTCCATCATCAGCGCCGCCATTAGTTACGGAATTTATTTGAGCAACATTTGATGCTCTTTTCAAAACCTTCAAACTAGCAGGTCTTGGATTTTGACTAAGAACTGCAAGTGCTGATTTATATGCTTCGTCAGCAGTTGATGCGCCAGCATCAAGTAATTCTTGAGCTTCCTCATACTCTGCAACATCAGGCGTTTGCCATGTATTAATATCTAAAATTGCCGGTGTGCCAAATCCCGTTTGTGTGGGTAATTTAGTCTGCCGATCAATGGTGACTTGAACTATACTATCGATAGAGCTTGCCATTTATCCTCCTATGGTTTTTCAACATCAAAAACTGGAATAGTTACAGTTCCATCGGCACCTTCTTTTCCTTCGCCGCAAACTCTAACTTTTTCTATGTTTCCAATATCAGTTTCAATTTCTAGTGCCGAGTAAAATGCTACGTCCATCAAAAACCTTCTCTCGAATCCAGCATCAAGCAAGGCACTAATGTCCGTAACAGAGCCTCTTTCCACAATGGCAATATCGGCTTCCGATTCCTTCAAATTATTAAACTCAATCGGATTCTGTAGACATATTTGCAGTTTTTCGAGTGCTTGTCTACTTCCCGATCTAAATCCTTGTATGCTAATAGTGTACTGCCTTGGGCCGCATACTGAAAAGGTTCCTTTAGAATTTTTTCTTAATTCGTCTTTTCCTAGAGTGGCAGGACCTGAAATTATTTTTAAAGTTATATATGTTCCAATTGGACGAGGCGCGTCTTTACCTGTTAGCTCCTCGGCAAACGTAACCACAATATCTTTCTCAAGATTTCTACGACAAAAATCGTACCACGCTCTGCGTATTGGATCGTCAATCATCTCGGCCCGTTCCTTCTCCATCCAACATAATTCCGATACATTTATAGTGAGGTAAATCGGTACCAATTTGCCAATTACTCACCTTATGGATTTCATAATGCTTACCATCATGCTTGACGATATCCGAGGCCGTGCCTTTACTTTCATCCGCTTGAAATAGACGATCACAGGTATAAATCTTTACTGATTCTGAATTTCTTCTATGTTCTGGAACCTGAACAATTTCATTAGGAGTCATTGGTTGAACTGAAGCGTCGATATCAAAGCAAGACTCCTCGCCTCTTTGATAACTTCCTTCAATCCATTTGCCTTCTGCGAAACGACTTACCGTCAATCGCTCTGTTGCGAATGATTTAACAAGTGAACTCATGATTTCATAATACGTTTTATAGTTGCTGAATTCAAGAGCTGTGCTGTATCTATTAACGCCTTTGGATTTTTACTTCCCTTTCTCTCTCTCTGTTTTTTAGTAGCGTCTGATAATTCCGGAGGGATATTGCTCTTAATTTTCTTCTTGTGATTATTGAGCATTTTCAATCCGATTCGATTTAATCCCTTTTCAAGACTCAGCGTTCCGTCAATAAGCATTTGAGATACTTTAAAGGCAAATAAATTTAATTTTTGTCGATTATCATCAAAACTAGATCTTAAATGTGATCTTTCAGGAATATTTCCGTTTTCTGTCCCAAATTCATGAATTGCAGCAACCATCAAAACAGTTACTTTATCGCCATGCGGATCAAATGTGTCTGAGTTTTCAGAAGGATATCCTTCTTTTACGAAAGGTCTTCTTTTCAGCTTCTTAAAGAGCCGTAAAACAGCCAAACCTTCTGGAGTAATTCTTTCTGTAACTCTCGGTTTTGCCATTTAACATGATGCGATAAAAGGAGAAGTGAGTAACATAGTTAATAAACGCTTATACTCTTTTCCATAAGATGTTTGATCGTATTCGTCATCATCTTTTCCAGCAGAATAAGATCTGGCAAGATCTCCAACCTTTTCGCTTGTAATAGTCCCGCCAGTTCCATTTCTTTCTGCCATTTTCAGAGTATGCGCCACCAAATATATGTGACCCATTTCTATTTTATCTCCCCACACGGATTCATTGAAGCAATTCGCCACCGCAGCAGCAATAACTTCAAGGCAATCTGAGTTTTTAAACTCAGGTACCAAACAATTAAATAGCTCAGTGTTCAATGTGGGGAATGCCATAGATTAATCCTTTTTGGTTTTACCTAATTTTAGCTTTTCTAATTGCTCTTGTACAGCGGCCTGAATTCTAGGACGAATATCGGATTTTCTCCATTCGTCTAGCAATTTTTTATTCAAGCATCTTTCTACAATTGCAACTGCCTTTGTTTCTTCTAATCCCTCGAAATCAACTGCAATATTTTTTTCAGTAGCCTTTTTGATATCGCCAGCCTTCTCGACGAGGATTACAACTTTTCCATCAGATAATTTTCTTTCAATATCGGGATTCTTTTTTACTTCATTCCAGAATTTATCCGATAATCGATTAACGCCCGGCACACACACGGTAACATCGGCGATAATTTTTTCTCCGGCCTTCCAGTTTCCAGCCTTATCATATCCTAGATTTTTATTATGGTGCCCAATTGCCCATGGGCCTTCACCTGTATAATTTAATAGCATCTTGCATTTCCTCCTTCTTGGTTAAAGGGACCAGTAAAACAATTTCCACCAATCCCCGGTCAACACGCTTACTTCAAAACTTTGAGACATTCTCTTTTTACTAATTCTTTTCCTACTGGCGTATTAGCAAATGCCTCATAACAAGATTTTGGCAGATCGTGACTACCTGCTTCCATACGAAATGGTTTTCCGTTCACCATGAAGGTTCTATTTGAGACTGAAGCCTCACCTTTATATTGAACTTTTACCATTTTGCTTTTTGCAGCTGATTTTTTTGCTGCTGGAGCCGGTTTTGCTTCTGATTCCATTTCTGGAGCCTCTGCGGGTTTTTCTTCCTTAGATTTTCTGCTTACTTTTTTCTTTGTCATGAATTCTCCTTTTACATAAAAAAATAGCCGGAATCGTATGAAAATACAATCCGGCTATCTCTTTTTTTATCGAATTGGTGCTATTAAATACCAGTTCCAAGAGCCAGGCTCAATGGATAGTAAATTAACACGCCGCCGATACGAGCATGAGTTGGAACAACCATCTCCAAATTTCTCTCTTGAACAGGAAATTGTTCAAAATCTTGAGGAATTTCAAGAGTTAGTTTTTCAGGATCTCTCTTGTAAACAAGAATTTGATCCGTATTACCTGCGCCCGTGCCCTCAAGCTCATTCAACCAATCAATTGCCTTTAAATGAGGACTATTTTCAAGAACCCATTTACCAACCGACATATCACTCTGAGTACTTCGAGGAGTATCAAAGATCAAATTGAATTGCGTTAAAGGAAGCAACAGAGTATCAGCGATCTCTACACCCTTAGAAACTGCGTGAACAGTTCTAAACATAAGATTAATATCTCTGATAATTTGATCAGCAGTTTTATTTGCCCAATCAGTTGTTGATCCAGAACCATCGTTTGGAATAGTTACGCTATTAATATTTGGATTTGTCAACAAGCCTGGCAAGCCACACTCTGCATCTCCAAAGAAAGCGATATTATTTTCCAAAGAAAGTTGCGCTCTACGAGCAGCAGAAGCCTTACGTGAAGTTAAGCTTTTACCTGCCATTCGTGCAGAACGAATTTCCTGAACGTTCCAACCATAACTTGCACCTTCTGATTTTACAGGCGAAATAAATTCTTTCGCTCCTACATCAGCACGTGGAAGATCGTCAGCATAATTGGCAATTAATTTTGCCATACCAACTTGGCTGTATTGTTCGTACTTAATTGATTCAGCACCCGGACCTGCACTAAAGTCCGTGGGGATTAATCCACGAGCTTTCAGTTCAGGATACTTAATGTCATAAGTCCTTGATTTAACTTTCTGAAGTTCTCTCTCGAAAAAGATCGACTCATCAGCATCCAGATTTTCAAATTTTTTCTTTTTCATTTATCATTACCCTTCAATATTGAATTCTACTTTTGCTAATTCGCCAGCACCAGCCGCTTTAACATATTTTGCACCCGGCAAAATTGCCGCTGCGGAACCGGGATCAGAAGCTCTAAAAGATCCAAGCCCATCACCACCTGCTGCATAACGGACATAAACGTCGTCGGTCAAAGCAACTGCTTCTTCAACTTTTACGTAAACGGATCCTCTACGAAGACAACTCATCATTGCTTTGTCAGCGTATTTTGGATCTCCACTTAGAGAACTTTCCATTCCATGAGATTGCAAAGCAATTCCATGTCCAACTTTAGGGTTAGTAATTTCAGCTGCTGTCGAGGGTAATAGTCCTTGTTTTTCAGGATCAGTACCATGAGAAACGAATTTTCCGAAACCAACTTCGCCTTCTGCCACAACAGAAGAAACCATATCGTATCGGCTATCGCCTTTCATTCCAGCAAAAGCTGCGCCTTGTTCTGCTACACTTGTTTGAGACATATCAGTTTTTACCTTTCTTAATTAGTTTTCATTGTGGCTGTTGGTTCTTGCCAAAGCGCACTATCTTTTTTCATTGAAGCCTCGCGAGCTTCAGTAACTTCGTCATCGCCATTTTCTTTGTCAACATTCTTTGCGTCTTCTTTGCGCTGTTCAGTCACTTCCTTGCCGGCCTTCTTGGTTTGGTCTTCAGAAACATTTAGAGTATCAGCGATCTGGTCAAAGCGAGCCTCAATGTAAGTTTCAGACTTTTCGTCCAATTTTACATTTGGAGTTTCTGCTTCAATCACAGCTTTCATAATTTCGTGATTACTCATTTCATCCATTTTTTCAGCATTCTCTTTAGAAAGGCAATGCTCTGCAGTTTTCTCGATTGATCTACGCTTAATTAATTCCTTGCGGAAGGTTTCAGCGTCCATTTTATTCTCTTTGCCCTTTGCTTTTTCAAGCTCAGACTCCAAGTGATCAACCTTTGCTTGTAATTTATCAACTTCCTCTGAAGTTTCGCCAGCATCTTTTTTGCTATTGATTTCAGAATTAAGTCGTTTCAACTCACCCTTAATTGCTTCCGCAACGTCTTTGTTCATCTCAAACTCGCGGTCACCAATTTTGACTTTTGGCATCTTTCGATCCTCCTGTTTAGTTTTATTTTCAGTATCTTCTTGATCTGTCACCAATACTGCGTCAGTTCCATCTAAGCGAAGTCGGACTTCTGGACCGGCTCTACCTCTATCAACTAATGCAATATGATTGTGAACGATATTCCTTTGAACCATATCATAATTTTTTCCATCAAAGACACCTGGAGTTTCATCAAGCTCAACATCGTAGCCCATCGATACTTCAACTTTCCCTGAACGAATATCCTCAATTGCTTGTTTATCAGTTACGACAACATGCGTTTTAAGAAACTTATCTTTTACCTTTTCCACGGTATCGGTAGTAAAGCCAACCATGAGGTCTTTAGCATTTTGCGGATCTACCATTTCCTTTGGATGATTATTAGTAAGAGGCGCCGTTCTTAGTGAAGCCATGGCACTATTACTAAAAACTTCCTCGGGCGGCCTGAATTCTCTAATTACATTGCCTTGAGAGTCTTTATATAATTGAATTCCAGTTCTTGCCGCGAAAACGGGGAATTTCAAAAACCCTGTTGGCAGAACCTCTAAATTGTCTAATTTTACTAAATCAAATCTTTTTACCATAATATCTCTTATTTTGAACGATAAGCGGAAATAATTCAAACGTCAAATATAGGCTCCGCATAACATCTACAATTTATATCTTGCCCAGGATTTAAATGTCCTTTCGGTTTTGACTTTCCGCTCTCAGAAGTATTGCTATTCCAAGAAAATACCTCACCATCTACTCTAGCATGATCTGGCCTAACTCTGTCATCTCCAACTGTATTCCAACGATATTTTTCTAAACCAGCCTCTTTCTGACGCAACTCAGTAAGTTTACCATTTAATTTATTCATTTGATCCCTAGCAATTAATCTTGCTCGATTTTTTGCTTTTCTCAAATTACTTACTTTTCCCTCAAGATCTTTCGAGGTTCCAAGAATCTGTTTTGCTATTTCTTCGTGCCGAAGTCCTTGTTGAAGTCCGTTCATTACAGTTCTTTGAGTTTGGGCAATGAATTCTTCAGTGACATTTTTTATTAATCCTGCGCTCTCAAGAGCATAATTCCCCATCGTATTTTCTAACCATGGTTCCTCTAAAAAAATATTAACTCCCAATACAGATCTAAACATTTGAGCAATTTTTACCGAATTGGCACCCTCCAGAACAAATCCTTGATCTCGAATCTGAGCTTCAATTTCTTGTTCTGAAAATGCTCCATCAAATCCGATCCTTGTTGCCAAAATTAATTGTGCTAATTTTTGAGCGACGCTCTGATCTACACGGTAGAAAGAATCAGATCTTGGACGCTCTGCTTTAATTTCTTCTACGAAAGAGGGAAGATTGGGAATAATAGATCTCCGTATCTCTCTCGCCAATCCCTCGACAATCCCAATCAACACTCTCTCAAATTGCCTTTCGATAGTTCTCGGCGCAGAAAGATTCGCGGCAGTTCTTGGGATTCGCGGCTTTCTCTGACTTCTTCTTAGTTGCTCAAGAAC